ATTTGCTCATAAGATTTCAATCCCTTCATTAAATCCAAAGTCGTCGGTGGAGATGACTAGTTCGTCATCAGCAGCAGTGATAACACCATCGTTGTTCTTGTCTTCCAGTGCCTTAGGCGAGTAACTGTAAGCAGCAGTTCTTCTGCTTTGAGCAAGGTCTCCAACAGATTCGTAAATAGTTGCCTTACGAATGATACCATTGTTGCTGTAAGGACCGTAGATGTAAGACTTAGCAGTAAAGTTTAGAGACCATACGATACTTCTACGATCTAAGAAGTTATCATCCCAATCATCTTCGTAGTTGATGTTATTCAAAACGATAGCGATATCTCTCTTCTCATCCATATCACTGATCATGTTGAGAGTGATATTAAAGTTGGGTTGGAAGAAAGGTAGGATCTGCTCTAGGATCTGTAGACCATCATCCTGAGACTTACCAATAATCCCTAGTTCAAATGACATGTCATATGGAACTGGAACATACTGTGTCTTAACTTCTGATCCGTCATCGGCAATAGTAGTTCTGTACTTCTGTACAGGACTTGTCTTACGAGCAGCATCATATGTAATACCAGTCATCTCAAAGTAGAGACGTGGTAGTGTGATAGCAACCTTATTTGCTACATCTGGATTTTGCTCCAGACGTGTCAAGAACTTCTGCTTAGGACCATAAGCAAGAGGAACTTTTTCAACCTCCAGCACATTACCTGTGCTGGGATCTACTTTTTTGAGTTCAATATTATTGAATAGTGTACCGAAACCAATTACCGTTTTACGGATAGCTTCGTTATAAAAATGTGCCCCAAGCATTAGAATGAATCCATAAAGTTACCATACTCACCGAAGGGATTAACTTCACCCCAATCGACTAATTCGTCAGCCTCTTGTTCGATCTCGAAGTTTTGATCGTAGTTGCTGTTGGTATTATTTAGAGTGTTGAAAGACTCAGGACTCCACTTGGCACCAGAGGTTAGACCAGTAACTACTTCAGCAGTAGTAAACGTTCCTGTTCTGTTGATGACTTCGAGTGCTCTGGTAGCACTATCCCAGGACTTGACATCTGCTCTGTTGTCTTTGGGTGAGTAGTCAATAGTAACAGTAGGTTCAGAAGTGTAACCAGCGCCACCATCTGTAATGACGACACCAGTAATAAGACCAGTAGCAGAGACCGTAGCAGTACCCGTAGCATCTGTAGTTGCTCCTCCTCCAGAGAATGTGACTGATGGTGGTAGTGCCTGGTTGTAGTACAGACCTGTGTCTGTCATGACTACACCATCTACGGCACCACCACTAGCAATGGTTGCTGTTGCCTTAGCAAGGAACTCGTCTCCCACAATCTCTTCACCAACAACGAAGTCTCCTGTACCACCAGGATCCATAAAGAGTTTGATAGAACTAGATTGAGTTGTTTCAATTACATCGATCTCAGCAACACCAGTTTCGATGCTATCACTACCAACCTCGTAGATCTCGGCGGTCATTGTGTAGAACTGGAGTTTGCCCATCTGGTAGAAAGGTTGCTCTCGCTCTACAAACTTGATTTCGTACAAGTCTTTTGTGAGAGGGAAGTATAGAAGATCACCCTCATTGGGTCTACCATCTACAGTCAGATCATATCCATCTGAAGCTTCGTCCCAGCGTCTTGTGGATACTCGGAACTTTACTTCATCTGTGATACGTAGACCGAACTTACTGATGAACTCAGATGTCTCTCCAAAACCAGTGACATTCTCTAGTAGCATCTCAATTTGAAACTGAGACTCATACTTTGAATAGATGATGTCATCCAAAGTATTATCCTTTAGGATTGTCCTTGGCATGTAGTAGATATCTGATCCAAACAGTTTGATCTGTTCGTCAACGAGATCCTGTACGAGATTTTGCTCGCCAGAATAACCGCTATAGTA